GTTTTGTTTTCTACTACTTTAGTAGGTTTTACCTGGCACCCAGCCAAGTTAAATGCAATTACATTACTCATAATTATTTGGATTTGAGATTATCATTTAATACTTTCAACATATGTTCTGGTATGTCGTAGTTTGGCATTTTAGCCTTAACAGCATCACCTTTTCCAGCTTCAATAGCTTTGATCATGTTGTTAAACTTATCTTCATCAAGCTCTGGTTTAACTGCTGGTGCAGATTGTTGTTTTACAGCGTTAGCTACCTCTTCATAAGAAGCAACCGATGTATCTAAGCCAATACCTAAATTAGCAAGAGCACGGCCCCAAGCTGATGTTTCACAGTTTTCTACAAAACTTGTTTTGTTAATGAAGGACGAACCTTCTTTTTCATACGCATGTCCTGTGGAGCGTATGTTTCCGTTCTCATCAAAGATTGTAGCTTTGATAACACAACGATCTTCAGTAAGATCTACAACATCTGATGTTAGACACCAGCCTTTAAAGTTAGATCTAAAATGTTTTAGCCTTTCGTTAACCTCAACGTATTCTTTACCTTTAATGTTAACTGTTTTTAATTTTGCCATAATTTACTTTTTTCGTGTTTCATATTTATTAAACATTTCGTGCGTCTTTTTACCTGCACGTATCGCAAATACGATCTTCAGAAATTTCCTGAACATAACAGGACGACCTCTTAGTATAATAGCAAAGCCTACTTCTCTAAATACTGCAATGAGTATTCGTTTGACAAGCTTCTTATCAATACCTAAGTCGTGTGCAATTTCTGCAATTATTTGTCTTAGTTTTGTGTGTTTGGCCACGTATAAATTTACTAAAATTATACTTAAAAATCTAAGGTATTCTCCTTAAATTTAGTCAGTTCGCTAATAAAGTTTAGCGTAACAGTACCAACACCGATGTTACGTCCTTTGGCAAAGATAATCTGTGCCTTGCCTTGTGTAGGCTCTCCGTTTTCATCTTGATTGATACCGTAATATTCTGGCCTGTAAACTAATGCAACTACATCTGCTGCTTGTTCTATTTCACCTGATTCTCTCAGATCAGATAGTGTTGGCTTGCTTTCAGCTCTGAAACCAACACCACGATTGAGCTGTGATAAAGCAACAATTGTAATGTTTAGTTCTTTAGCGAGGTTTTTGAGGGCCCTAGCAACCTTTGAGACTTCTTGCTCTCTGGTTCCTTTTGATCCTGTACTCGCTGTGACAAGCTGTAAGTAGTCAACAAACACAAGCTTAATACCGCAACTGTGTACATATTGTCTAGTTTTAGAAATTAAATAATTCAATGATGTTTGCTTACATTCATCGATATAGATCTTTCGCTCTATTATATCGCTGGCTGTCTGTTGAACTCGTCTGATGTCTTCATCTTTGAGTTCACCGTTTTGTATCCAACGTATTGGTATCTCTGACTCTAATGCAACTAAACGCATTATAAGTTGATTTACCGACATTTCGTAGCTAAATATAAGCGCAGGTGCATCTGCATGCTTAACTGCGTTATATGCAAGATTCAATGCTAAACTTGTTTTACCCATTGATGAGGCTGCACCAATGATAACAAGATCTGTACCTTGCCAACCACCAGTAAACTCATCAAGAGATTTATAACCTGTTGTTACACCTATAATACCGTCTGATGCTATCCTTTTATCAATGTCTATCAAAAATTCTTTCATCTGCAATTTAATATCTGCAACATCGCTATCTTGAACGACCATCATTTTTGCATTCATTTTATTTATAAATGCAATTATTTCGTCTGTAGATTCTCCGTTGAGGTATTTATTTTGCGCTTCAGTAATAAGCGTATGCATTGTCTTTTTACGACTTTGCTCATGCAATGAGTCAATAGCTGACTTAACAGAAATAAACTGTGAATCAAAAGTGTATACATTTGAAAGCTGTATGTTTTCTTCGTGACTACAACCAAGAGCATTAGACATAGACAATAAATCTATATCTTTTTGCTCTGATTGCATAACCAAAAACTGTTCATAAATTCTTTTATGAAACATATTGTCAAACATATTAACGTTCAGCTTTTCTGCGTTTTGATAGTAAAGCTCTGGGTGCATAAGTAATTTAGAAAGCAGAACTGCTTCTAACTCATATTTAATTAATTCATCGTGCATCACATTTTTTTGGGGCGTTAAATTTAATCATTATTTTTTATTTCGCTTTCTTTCATCATAAATGTTTCACACTCTTCTTTACATTCAGAACATTGATATTCTGTAGGATAAGATCCTTTAACATCATCTTCTGTTAGAGTGTATTCTTCATCATCTTGGTAATATATTTTTGCTTGACAGCATTGTGACGCTGAATCTGTTTCAAAATAATGATCATGAAACGTTCCTCGCGCACCGTGTGCATTTAAAACACCAGCAAAACAACAACCAGGTTCATCATACTCAAGTTCAAACTCTAGGTTTTTATACTTATGCATAATGTTTTGAATCCAATTGCATGGTGGGCCCCACGCTGTATCAAAAGTAACGTTAAAACATTGTGCTTCTGACTCATTTATATATGGTTCACACGCATCCCATTTAGTACCCCAGTTATCTAAAGACCAGTTATACCAGTCTTCACGATCACCACGAAACAAAGTCCCTTCAAAAGAAAACTCTGTATCTTTGATACTTGTGGATTTTTCTACAAAATCTTGTAGTTCAGCAACATGCTCTTCTGTGCACGTTACATGTAAATTATTCCAACACCAATTAGGCATATTTTTCTACTAATTTACGTGGTTTACCTTCAAAGATTACTTTGTCATCATAAGTATCATAAACTTTAATTGTTATGTCATCATGATGAACATATATATAATATATATATTCCTCTCCGCAATCATGTGCGTCTGGATGCATCAAATAAATACCTCCAGGACCATCTTTAAATTGGGCAAACATTTGTGCTGCTAAACAATCTGAACCATTTGCAATTTGTCTTTTTTCATCTAATCCAATACCATTTACCACATTAAAAGGATAAAGCCATGTAGCCAAATCTACTCCATGTCCATCAGGGTATCCATCGAATTGACGATACATAGTTGTTAATACATTTTCTTGACCATCATCATACTTTTGTATGATTTTTGTTAAACTTCTTGTTCCCATAATTAATCTTCTATTATTTGTGCATTTAAATCAAAAGACCAGTCAGGTTTTTTGTGACATTCTTTAACAGTAGTAATTGAATCTAAAACAACACATTGTTCCATTTCTTCTTCAACAATATGATCCCATAAATTTGTTTGTGCTACAAACAATTCTTTATTGGAAAAAGTAGCATCCAAAACATCTTGCACTGTTTTTTCGTCTTTACATTTTACATATACTTCAGTAGTATATGTTCTTTCGACTTCTATTTTAAAGTATTTCATAATTAAATATTTACAGTTACTTCAACCCAACCTTTTTCGCTGTGATCAGCGTTTACATTATAGCCATCTTTGTGCAACATTGTTTCTAATTTCATTGCTGCTACCCAAAGCTCTGGCTCTGGTACTTGATCGTGATAGTCATCGTACATTGTTGCACCACGACATTGATAAAATATATCATCCACGTCTTGTTTAACTAACTCAAACTTCCAACCATTAACAGTTACGTAGTTTGATAAATCATCTATTTTACTCATCTTCATTAATTTTAATTGTGAACCAAGATCCAGTAGGTGCGTCATGGTGGTAACAGACTCCTGAGAGTCCATCACCATCCATCCACACGTCTGTGCGACAGCGTCCATCGTGCATTAGTAATGCATCTGCTATCTTTTCAGGATCACTTGATGTCATGTATCCTGTTTGTCCACGCCAGTTTCCGTTTGAGACTTCTACATCCCAAACACTACAACCCATGTCTTTTAACGCATTCACCATATCGTACAAATAGTCTTCGTACTGAAACTCATCATGCGTTTCTTCGTAGCTTGCTACGTATACTTTATGTTCTTTTACATCCATTATACTTATAATTTTAATTTTTCTAAAAAATATTCATACACTTCTGGTATGTGTTTTTTGTAATAAGGTTGCTCACCTGCAACCCAGCTTTTTAATGCTTTTTTATTTGGAAAGCTCCAATTTTTAGCATTTCCGCTGTTTACCATGTCAAATGTTGGCTCTATATCGTCAATAAAATCACCAACTGTCCAGCCTTCCCATATATGTTTATTTCTATCCATTATACTTCTTGTAAATTAACTAACATTCCTTTTTCCATTAACTTATCCTCAATGGTTTTAAAGGCTATCAGGTTCTTTTTGTAGCCAGAGCCTGTCATAAGATTATCAATACCTTTATCATCTATATGATTCGTGTAATAAGTTACGCCATTGAATAATCCCCAAAGGGTATTACCTTTAGCTGCAAGCTCGTGCTGCAAAGCTTTACCAAAGCCTTCGATTTGGTTTTTCTTACGAGTAGAGTTATCACTTACTTTGCTATTCATGTCAACCTTAAATATCTTTTGCATAACATTTTCAATAATAGTCTGATCCACAGGAACTCTATTCATTGCTTTGTATGTAAGCATAAGATTGTCATCAAGAATCAAAGCTTTTTCAAACTCGTCTACAGCAAACTGTAATCTTTGAGATGCGCTCATAGTATGTCTAAACTTAGTTAGATCTTTCATAGCCATGTGAAAGGTGTTAGAACACGATATAACTGTATTGGTAGAACCAAAACCAATAGCGTGTGAACCATTGTGTGAGTTAAGACAGGTAATGTGACGCTTTAATTTGTCACCATTTATATTGTAATCTTCTAATGACAATTGATAATAAATCTTTTGTCCTGGAATTCTACCCATAGCATCACCTTTAATGTCACCACCAAATTTGTTTTGTATTCTAACCATAATTTCTGCTAGTTCTTCGTTCTGCATAGGAACGTATCTTTCGCCTACGGTGCTTAACCAAGCGTTATTGTCAGATCTAAATAAACCGTAACTTTGTGTTTTTTTCCCATCTTGTGTAAACAATGGTTCTTTTTGTACAGACCAAGCTGTGTTAGTATTGTACAATGCGTCAAAAATCTTTTGATTATTATCCATAATAGTATTAAATGTGCCCTCCATTTCCGTTAGGCAGTTCGTATAAATATTCAATTTCTTCTGTTGCGTCTGACCATCTATTAGTCAGATCACATAATCCAAAACCGTGATTCAATGGACCTTCGTCCATGTTTTCTGCAAGCTTATCTACCCACAGATCTTCATTATTATGTAACCATATTTGTGTTTCACTTAATGGATCAACAAAATCTGGGACATCTATTTCGATCATGCCTATTTTGTAGAAGACCTGTCGTTGTAATAATTTAACTTTCATATTACTGGTATTGTTCCTAGTTTTTCATAGTTTGTAATGATAGCACCACCATCATTACCTTCATCATCCATAGACGGTATAAGCATACCGCCATCGTCAAGATGTATTACGACTGGTGTTTTATACCACATCCATTTTTTTACCTCTTCTTCAGGCATATATTCTATCTTAACGATAGTGCGACCTTCAAGTCTTTTAGCAATTTCTTTAGTCCAGTACTTTCTTGGATCTTTAATCATAATTTATTTTTTCTTTTAAATAAATATAGCAACCTTGCACTAATTCCTAGTTTCTTGGCTGCCATCTCTACAGTTTTACATAGTTTCAGGGCTCTTTTCATTTCCCTGTCTCTCATTTGTTTAATCGTCATGATTAGGTAAATGTTCAACTACTTGTTTTACCTGTATGGTTACATGTTCTTTGTCATGTGCCATACAATGATGTAACAACCATACAATTTCATCTATTGGTTCGTTACATTCTTCTAACAACCATTTTGCATATACATGCATTTCTCCTTGTGTTAGTCTACTGTACAAATGTCTTTTACTCATCTTTGTTATATTCTTGTGCATCCTCTCGTCTGCGTTCATTATATTCATGTTCACTTATCATAGTGTAGCATGTTTCGTCATCGCCACATTCGGAGCAGATCATATACTCGTCAGCGTGTTCTTTACACTCGCCACAAATATCTGTTTCTGACCAGAATCTAGCGTCACAGCAATTACTTGCTCCGCTTCCTTCCTGCTCTTGGAGCAAGACCATGTAAAGGTTTTGGAATTTGAGAATGTTGTAATAATTCAGGCTTCATATTACTGGTATTGTGCCTAGTTTTTTATAGTTTGTAAGTATAGCGCCACCATCATTACCTTCATCATCCATGGAGGGTATAAGAATACCGCCATCGTCAAGATGTATTACGACTGGTGTTTTATACCACATCCATTCTTTTACCTCTTCTTCAGGCATGTATTCTATCTTAACGATAGTGCGACCTTCAAGTATTTTAGCAACTTCTTTAGTCCAGTACTTTCTTGTGTCTTTAATCATTATCTTTCTTTTATTTTATCATTTAAATGTTCAACAACTTGTTTGATTTGTATTGTAATATGCTCCTTATCAGGTGCAATACAATGATGAATCAACCACATGATTTCATCTACAGGATCGTCACATTGTTCATGCAACCATACTGCGTATTGATGCATTTCTTCTTCTGTTAACCTACTAAATAGGTGTCTTTTTTTATTCATCGTTATTATGTTCTTGTGCATCCTCTCGTCTGCGTTCGTTATATTCGTATTCACTAATCATTTCATATTGTGAATCGTCTTTTTCGCATTCTGTGCATATCATATATTCATCTGCGTGTTCTTTACACTCGCCACAAATATCTGTATGTCCCCAGAATCTAGCGTCACAGCAATTACTTGCTCCGCTTCCTTCCTGCTCCACGCCACAACAGCTGGTAACCTCGTCAGAGGTCCAGCCATCGTCTTGTGGATTGGATAGTTTCCAATTATCGTAACTCATTACCAGGAAGATGAATAATAGTAATCAACATAGAATAATGTACCTGATGGATAGTTGTCTATTATATTTCTAAGGTTATTGTAGGTTTCAATAACACTTTCAAAATAGTATTCATCATAGTCTTGACCACCAAAGAAGCAACCTGCTTGTGTAGGTAACAATTCAGCAGCTTTATCTCTGTTGTTTATGACTTCTTCACAAAGATCTCTCAAGTCTTTAAGCTGATCTAATGAAACAGGATATTGACCACAGTTATCTTCTCCTTCTTGTACGTTTTCTACAAACCATGCGTGAAAATGATTTGCTTTACGCCAATACATAGCCGATTCAGTAATTTCCTCTATTGCATGTGGGTTTATACCTACATCAACAGTTTTACCTTCACTTTTTACTGTGATTTCTGCTGTAACACCTCTGTGTTCCCATTGCGTACCAAGATATGTCTTCTTGGTTAGATACATGTCTAATCCCATAATTATTTAATTTTTAATTTTTCTATTAGTTTATTATACCTGTATTTAAGTTCTATTTTAAGATGTCCTACATCTCTTTTGAACTTATTTTCATCAAACTGTTCTACAGTTCGTTGTGCTTTACGTAGTCTATTCAATATTTCTTGACGCATAATCTAAATTTAATTTTTTATTAAATACTTTATTTACAAGGATAGCGTAATCACGCATAGCGCCACTACCATGTGTTGTTAAAAAGTTTTCTATAAGATTAGCTGCGCTGTCCAGCTGTTCTTTAGTAGTGCAAGATTCAATTACTATTTGACAATAATTGTATGCTTTCTCTTGTGATTCTGTTACTGACATTATCTATTATTATATTTAGCTTCTAGGTTTTCTTCTGATAGACCAGCTTCAGCGTTTAACTCTGCTATTTCTGGGTTGATAATACTATCTTCTGCCTTTTGTAAGGCTAGCTTTATGAGTTTGCCTTTAGCAATATCATAATGTTTGTTGTGTACAGCGTAGTGGTTACCATAAGCGTTCACATATCTAGGATTGTCAAGGTTTTCTTGTTTCTGTGGTATTATAGTTATAGCTACATTACCATCTTTATCTACCTTGTCTATTAGACTTTCAAGTTTAAGTAAAGCGTTAAGCTTTATTTGACCTGTTTGTTTACATTCGTATTGATGTATCTTACCTTTAATTAAATTAGACTTTTTCATTGTTATATATTTATTGGTTAAACTTTTTCATTAAGGCTGTGCCTACTGTAAATATCAGACCAGTTAAAATGGCTGTAACCATACCTGAAAATGTACCCAGGAATAGTAATGGTAGTCCAAATGTTAGTAGGACATCCCACAATACATTGGTTTTAAGAAATACTTTTCTTGACATTATCTTACGTAGTATCAAGTAGAAACCAGCAGCGCCAGCTGCACTCATCCAAATAATATTCATATTATTTATTTTTTAAATTATTAATAAAGTTTTTTAATTTAACTAGTTCATCGAATCTAGCTATTTCAGCTGGATCGTATATTTCATCTACATAGTCCGCCATAGTTCTACGCATAACATCAAGTCTATCGTTTATATAGTTTAATGTAGATGCGTAGTGATACATAGCATTATATGCTTCATCACATACTCTCTCTTTTTCACACTCTGCTTGACGCATAGCCATGAACTCTTCTTTGTTTCTCTTTTGAGCTTCGTTAGCCCACTTACTAATTGGATCTTTCATTTTACTTTCCATAAATTAACTGTTCTATCTGTTTCAGGATCTTTGTAGTCTCCTGCATATTCTACTACGTTTTTATTACGCAGTTCTGTAACACGTCCTGTTACTCTATTTATATCCCAGCTTAAAGCTCGAGCTATATGTCTGTTGGTGCATTGACCAAGCGTCATTATAGCGTGATATACTTGCGCTTGTCTTTTGCTTAACACACCAGACTCTAATAATTTGTGGTAGCTGTCTACCGACTTATCATTTATCATAACTAATTATTTTTAAATTTACCTTTATTATAATCATAAAGAGCGTAGCAGTATAATGCCACTACGCTCAACCAAATGTACAACCACATTACTTTAAAAAGTCTCCTAGCTTGTTAGTAGCTAGTTCATAGTTAGACATTCTTTTCTTCTTGAATTTACCAAGATACTCTTTAATAAACATACGTTTACGATAGTTGTATGTAGAGTTCTTGTTTTGAATCCATTGTTGCATTTTAAGAAAGCTGTTCTCAAAGAAGATAGGTCTTCTAGTTGAGCCATCTAGCATTGTAACAATCATATTCTTTTTATCAACAGACTTAATAATGTCGTGTGATTCTTCCCTACGAAATGCTTGATGTGCTCTTTCGTATGGATTAACCTTCAACGTTTCGAGTAGCTTATCGTACTCGTCTGATAATAAGAACTGATGCCAGTTCTCATCTTTCATTGCAGCCTTGAAATATTCTAATTTCAAACCTGTTACATCCATTGCAGTTCTATCATACAATAGATAATTTCTAACTTGATTGGTATTCATAATTATATTCCCTATTAAAAACACTCAAGGGTTCCTTGTTTTTAGAGTGTTGGTTAATTATTTATAAATCTAATGGTGTAGATGGATTATCATTATACTCATCTATTTGTATCTCAAGAGATGTACAATAAGCTCTTAATGATTCATTACGTAATTGTAAATCTACATTATCTGACTTTAGTTTTTTGTTACGTAATCTTAACTCAAGATTTTCACATTGCTCTTCAATGAGTTCTTTTGATAAACTAACACTATCAGGTGTTAATTTATTATTTTCTAAATTCATTTCATCAGCCAATGATTTACGTAACTTTGATAGTTTTAATCTAAGTAAAACATTTTGAGACGTTAATCTATCTACCTCAGCTAACGCCTTGCGTAGCTCGATATTCTTTTTTAGTCTATCCATATCTATTATTTTAAACTCATAATATATGTTACATTAGTATAGCCATCAATCTTTTTGAAGCTACAGTTATTACTGAGGAACGTACGGAAATTATCCGTAACGTTCTTCATTTTGCAGATGTTGCTCCAGTTATACCAATGGTGTAACTTAGGCAACTCTGCTTTTTCTGTTTTATTAAGTATAATAATTCGTTGATTACCATTCTCGTCAGAGAATCGAATTATATTCTTACCGTTTGGCTTAGTATATGCCTTGATATACTTTGCCGTGAACTGATTCTGTTTCATAATTATAATACAGTTATTGGGTTAAACTTTCTTTTAGGAACATACTTTTGCTTCAGAGCATTGCATACTTTAATATTGTTACCAAAGTTCTTTGTAATGAACTTGGTAATGTACCTTGCACGCAATGTCTCGTCTGGATTCAAGTGCTTGACTCTATCCATACAATCCTGCATTATCTCTTCAGCAGTTTTTGTGTGCGCTTTCGCATACTTATGTATGCTTGGGAAAGCTTTAGTAATTAATTTAGATTTTGAAACTCTTGGTCTCATAGTTATTACACGCTAACATCTATTGTCGATGGCCGAACCGTGTTTGGGCTGGTTAGTACCTATGCAGGGAATCGAACCCTGCTTAAATCCAATATAGGTTAGTAGTGTTTTTTTATAAAGTCAGAATACTCAGATACACCACCATTAGGTACTGTTTTACAAACATCATAATAATCATCATGCTCTTCATAATCTTTATGCAAACGACATAGTAGTGCATGGTCATAAAACCTCATTTTTAACTTTAGTCTGTACCAATCAAATTCACTACAGTATATAATTTCATGCACCTGTTCAGATGCAAAATCATATTCATCGAATTCATTTTTGTCTATTGGTAAATAGCAAATATCTTTAGGATGTGTACCAATTAAGGCAACAACCATATGTGTTGCTTCACCAAAGTTTCTAACAGGAACAATTTTTGTACCCATTTTAATAGCAGTCAAACCGTGTGGCATATCTGTTACGCCTGTTACCAGGACTTTTTTAATTAATAAATCTGTTTCGTTCTTTTGAACTCATCAGCACAAATACTCATTTGTGGACAGAAATGACTTGACTTTGTAAAAAAAAACGGCTAACTTTGAGGCCATATTGGAATGTTACTTATTAAATAATAGAATAACAAACTAATACAGTAACAAAGCTAACCATCTTAATTACTTAAATAAATTAGTTTAACACTATAGCGCACTATTTCAAGGTGTTACCGCTTAACTTATTGATAATCAGACTGTTAAAGTTCTACCTTATTGAATTTAAGGTCTTTATCGAACTTAATGTCTGGGTATAGAGTCTCTGCCTGTTGTCTTAACTCATGCTGAGTAATGACATCAACTACTTTGTAAGAGACATTTTTACAAGCTTTTAGCGAGCCAGTAGCTTCATCTAGCTTGTCAAAGAAGATTTTATGTGCAGCAATTGGTATATGCACAGGACTTAACAGTATATCTTTACGAAACTGCTTGTCTTCTTTAGCTAGTTGTACTGTTGACACAGCTAAATTTGTTAGTGATTTAAATAATCCCATTGTAATATAAGTATTAACCTGCTATAATTAAGAGAACAGTAGAATGCGTGCAGGTATTACGCAAAATACTGACATAATCCAATATATGTTACACGGGGTGTAAAAAAATATAGGACAGGGTAGGGGGTATTTAGCATAAAGTATCCCTTCTCTACAAATACACATAATTTTTAGTACATTTGCATTATGAGTGATGATAACAATATCTACGGGCCATATACTTTACCAAATGTTTCTGTAGAACCAGAAGTTAAGTTGTCAATGCCACCTTTACAAGGACAAGGTAGGACAGAATCTACAATGTCTCCTGTTGAAATGCTTTTGTTAGGTAGTGGTAGTTTGTTAGGTAGATCAGTTCCGTCAATAACTAATTATGGTTTGAAGCAAAGTAACCCTTATAGAAAAATGATAGATTCTATAAAAAGGTTAAGAAGTGA